TCCTGGGAGTCTAACTTATTTCCAAGATCTAGTAGTTACAGGATCAATATGGGCTAGTGGTTCAAACGCTAATATAACAGCTAGTAATAATATAATAGCTAATGGTTATATATCTTCTAGTGGAACAGTTTATGGATCAACAGGTTCATTTTCTTATTTACAAGGAAATTCTCCTATAACTGTAAAAGATGACACTACATTCCAAAATAAACTTTACGCCCCACAACATCCTAGAGTTTTAGATTTTTATGAGATACCTGGAGGTTCTGCGACAAGACTTTTTGTAACAGGTTATTCTTATAATTTTATCCCTAATGTTTCTAATAGTTTTCAAGCCCCGGCTAGTGGTAAAGTTATTATAAATTTTGGAAATGTTACTACTGGTTGGTCTTCTTATACTTTTGGTGCTACCGCCGATTCCGCTCCGGGATTTTCAGCTATATTTATAAGCCAAACTGCTAGTCTTTTTGGGACAGCTAGTTTCGGATCTATTGGGGAAGATATAGCAGCCAGACTTAATTCTCCTTCAGGAGGATATATGGGAGTTCATAATAGAAATTTTGACGTTGGTACTAGCTTTTCCAACCCTGTTAATAAACTAATTACAGGATTAACTAGTGGTAGTAATTATACTTTTTATTACTATGTTGGTAATTTAGATGGTACTACTGCTTTTGAGGACGAAGATAAAGCAACTATGACTTTACGTGACTATATTCAAGTAACAGAAGTACAATAATAACTCTGTTATTTATTGATTTAGCCTTATTGATATTTATAACAAAACATCATGGCAAACACTCCTATTTGGCCTGGCTCTTCATCATTCTTCCCAGGTGATACACCTTTTGGATTTTATGATAATGACACAGATTTTCAAACAGATGCTGATAGAGTAGCTATATTTGTAGCTCGCAGGTTAGGATATCCCTTAGTAGATGTTGAATTACAAGATATCAACTTTTATGCTGCTTTTGAAGAAGCAATAACAACATATGGTAATGAAGTTTACGCCTACCAGGTAGCTCAAAATTATTTATCCTTAGAAGGAGCTTCAACAGGATCAAATTTAAATAATGCTCTTATTAGACCTAATTTAGGTACCATAGTTAGAATTTCTGAACAATATGGTGTTGAAGCTGGAGCTGGAGGTAATGTTACTTGGAGAACTGGGAGTTTAAATTTAACTCGATATGTTCAAAAATATGATTTAAATCAATGGGCTGTTAGCCAAAGTATAGAAGCTGGGGATTTAGAAATAAAGAGGGTTTTTTATGAGGCACTCCCTCCAATTGTAAGATATTTTGACCCTTATGCTGGTACTGGTACTGATGTTCAAGGTCTTTTACAAGCCTTTGGCTTTGGTTCATATTCACCTGGGATTAACTTTTTGTTGATGCCTATTAACTTTGACTTGCAAAAAATTCAAGCTATTGAGCTTAACGATCAAGTTAGAAAATCTAACTATAGTTTTGAATTGATAAATAATCAACTCAAAATATTCCCTGTACCTATTGAAAATAAAATTTTACACTTTGAATATATTCTAAAATCAGATCGTAACAATCCTATAGTGTCAGGTAGTATGGGGCAGGGAAAAATAACAAATGTTTCTAATACTCCCTATGATAATCCTACATACTCTTATATAAATTCAATAGGCAGACAATGGATATTTGAATATACTTTAGCTTTATGTAAAGAAATGTTAGGTTATGTTAGAGGTAAATATTCAACTATACCTATACCTAATTCTGAGGTGACTCTAAATCATGGAGATTTAATATCGGCTGCTACATCTGAAAAAACAGCTTTAATTGAAAGATTAAGAGTATATTTAGATGAAACCTCTAGAAGTAAATTACTAGAAAAAAGAGCACAAGAATCTGAGAACCTTCAGAAAGAATTAAGTAATGTACCATATACAATTTATATTGGCTAATGGCATTATTTGGTAGACAAAGAGACATTAATCTATTTACAACTATCACTAGAGAGTTGATGGGAGATGTTATTACCCAACAATGCTCTTTTTACAAATATAGATTAGAACAAACTATAGTTAATATATATGGTGAAGCTTCTGGGGGTAAATTCTTTGATGGGCCTGTACTATTTAATTGTTTGATTGAAAGACAAGACCAACAATTTACAGTTGATGACTTTGGAGTAGAATACGCTAGAAATGTAGTATTTAGATTTTTAAGAGAAGATTTAATAGATGCTAGCCTAGTCCCTGAAGTGGGTGATGTTATTTTATACAATGGAGGATATTATGAGGTAGATTCTACCAATTCTAACCAATATCTTTTAGGCAAAGACCCAGACTATCCAAATGAAACTAACCCATTAAATCCAGGATTAAGCCAATTTGGTTCTAACTACTCAATAATTTGTTCAACCCACTATACCCCAGCTGATAAGTTAGGTATAGAATTAACAAGACTCTAATGGCTACTAAAGGAAGAACTCCAACCCCTAAATCTCAATATGAGATTTCAACTGGTCAAGCTAAAGAATTAAATAGAGGAAATAAAAATTCTTTTAAAGGAGATACTACTAAGCCTTTTTCTATAGAATTTAAAGATATAGATGAGTCTATAATGTATTATTTTCAAAATGTTATCAAACCTTTTGTAATACAAAATGGACAAAGAATAGCTGTTCCTGTTATATATGGCTCACCTGAGAGATGGAAGTCTATTCAACGTGATGGATATTATAGAGATAAGGAGGGAAAGATTATGGCTCCCATAATAATGTTTAAAAGAAATTCTGTTACTCCTATTAAAGGTCAATATAATAAACTAGACGCTAATAATCCTATTAACGTAGCATATTTTCAAAAAAGATATAATAAGCAAAATGCTTATGATAAATTTAATATCCTTAATAATAGAGTTCCTATAAATGAATTTCACGCTGTAGTTGTACCAAACCATGTAACAGTTAGTTATAGTTGTATTGTTATGACTTATTATATGGAACAACTTAATAAAATAGTTGAATCAGTTACATATGCTTCTGATTCATATTGGGGTAATCCTGAAAGATTTAAATTTAAAGCTAATATAGATTCTATAGCTACTGTTACAGAATTAACAGATGGTAAAGATAGAATAGCCAAAGCTACTTTTGATATTAGTATGAATGGATATATTATACCTGATATTCCACAAAAAGATTTAACAGTAGATAAAAAAATATTTAGCACAGGTCAATTTGTTGTTGAAACTGAGACTGTTGTTGATATAAATGAGATTAATAAACGTTCCAAAAAACAGATTGATATAAAAAATCCCCAAAATACAGACACCGGGAATTTTTGAAAAAAATTCTAATATTTATAGAAAACATAAAATATTTATATTATGAGTGAACAAATACAGTTATCCAAAGAAGAACTTGAAAATATCAAGCAGTTACAAACTACTCAACAAAATTTAATTAACAATTTTGGACAGGTAGAATATCAATTACAAGTGTTAGAAACTCAAAAAGATAAATTAATTGAATCTTTAGCTCAATTGAGAGAAGAAGAAGTTAATTTAGGAAAATCATTGACTGAAAAGTATGGTAATGGTTCTATTGATTTAGAATCAGGACTATTCACAAAAACCTAATAAGAATTAAACATATAAAACAACATGGCAGAACAAATAGTATCACCTGGTGTATTTACAAGAGAAAATGACCAGTCATTTATAACTCAACAACCGGTACAGGTAGGTGCCGCTATTGTTGGTCCTACAGTTAAAGGACCAGTTGAAATCCCTACTGTAGTAACTTCATATAGTGATTATCAGAATAAATTTGGCACTACTTTTGTTAGTGGTAATCAAACATATTCTTATCTCACCTCAATCTCAGCTTATAACTACTTCCAAAATGGTGGTACTACTTTGTTAGTAACTAGAGTTGTTAGCCAATCCTCAGCTTGGACTTCATCTCTCAGTACACCCATAAGTAGTTCAGCTGGGGCATCTTCCCAACCGGCTTTTGTCTTAAAGACAATATCTAAAGGAGCTATAATGAATAGTAGTGGCTCTGAAAACTCAGCTGGGGGAACATTTACTCTTTTGATTAGAAGAGGAAATGATACAACTAATGATAAAGTTATTTTAGAAACATACGCTAATATTTCACTTGACCCTGAACAGGGTAATTACGTAGCTAGGGTCATTGGTGATACTTATCAAGAAGTAGTCACAGATACTGATGGTAAAACTTATGTTGAAACTATTGGTACTTATCCTAATGCTAGTAGATATGTTTATGTATCCTCTGTAAATAACCCAACTCCTAGTTATTTTAATAGTGATGGTACAGTTAAGTCTGCTTTTACAGCTTCTATTCCTTTAGTAGCTAGTGGAACTTTTGGGGGTGCTGTAGGTACTTTAAACATTGGTGGAGCTAATTTTTATGATAAAATTAATTCTACAAATACTCAAGGATTAACAGGAGCAGCTTATACAACTGCTTTTTCATTATTAGCTAATAAGGATGAATATTCTTATAAAGTAATAACCACTCCTGGTTTATACTATGCTGATTATACTTCTCAATTGGGTACTCTTATGACAACAGTTCAAAATAGAGGAGATGCTATAGCGGTTATTGATTTAGTAAAGT